TTAGGTTAAGCGCGACGAAGGTAGACGGGCCCGCGCCGGGCTCCTGGCCCCTGACGTCCACGGTCGTTACAACTGGTCGAAGCTGCCCAGCTCCTGACCAGGGGAACGCGTGCCTGGACTGCCGGGCCTGCTGGGACAAATCAATAAGGAACATAGCATATGGAAAACACTAAACAAGAAATGATAGACGCGATCCGGGGCCTCCTGGACGCTAACGAAAAAAACCCGTATTGCGACGAACACTGGCTAGCGGATCTAATACGTGAAGAGATAGCATATGGAAAACACTAATTGCGAGACGTGCGCCGGGGACGGCGCCGTCATTACATACAATACAAAAAACAACCGCCTGGAGGTGCAGCGCTGCGATGAGTGCGCAAGCTTTGACACGGACCAGGAAGCATGGGAAGCGCTCAAGCCATAAGCGCGCAAGGGCTCAAGGCCGCAAGGTCACAAGCAAGCGCTCAAGCGATGCACAGGCCACAGGCTCGCGGTCCGCAAGGCCGCAGGCTACAAGCTCGCGGATCTCGGATCCCGGCACGAGGAAGTATTCATAAAGTTTGGAGGACCCCGGTGCTTGCGTCGCGGCAAGGATAAAGGTATCGGTAGGATGTTTCACGTGGAACGCAATTTGGTGTGGTGAGAAGGTTAGTTTCTTACTTTTTGTTACTTTCAACTCAACTGTAAAAAAGCCACGCTTTTCAGTATACCCAACTAGGTCAGGGAAACCAAAAGATGCCCAAGATTCAACACGTGTCCATAAAATATTCGGTGTATTTTTTTTAACTTTTTGCCAAAGTTTTGATTCTGATTTCACAGTAATTATTCAACGAGTATAACGCACCTATATTTCTCTGCGGCGTTAATTAATTTGTTCTCAACCAGCTTAATTTCTTTGATGTTAAACTCCTTTTGCATAGGACTTCTGCCATCAGGTAGCACCAGCATGACGCCGGCATTAGCACCTTCAGGGCTCTTGCAAAAGTTCTGTAACAACTGCACCACCATACTGGTGTTGTAGTTTAGATAGCCAGTCTTTAGTTGTTTATCTGTTGGGTTTGATAGATCTATTTTCTTCATTTACCTTGTCCTCTGTATCGTTTGAAATTTCTACGTTTGTGTTTGTTCTTAGGTCTGGACCTAATGCTTTGTCCAATAGATGTTCTCTTCTTTGGACCAGCGAC